TTTGCTTTTGAATTAATCCAATCTTTAATGCCGATAGAACCCTTAACTCCGACCTCTATTTGTTGTGGAGCATCAAATCCCAACATCTTGCTTATACTGTCAAGGCTTTTCTGTTTGTCGTACAGCTTGATTTTCACCCATTCTTCCTCAACAAGGACATTATCATCTCCAACCTTTTCAAATCTTCGCTCTGACTTCGTAGATACCTCTTGAATGCAAGATTTCTGCTCTTCAGTTAGGTTTTCAAAGTCTTTCAGCTTTGTCCAACCGCTTCGTAAGTCTCCGGCACTTGAAAATGCAATCTTCTTGTGTTCGTTCAAGACTCTGAGAGCGGAAATTCCAGCTGTTTCGGATAGGTTTGACTGCAATTCATTAATTCGTGATTTAATATCAGGTTTTGTTAGGTTTTCACATCCAATAGATGTAGCAGTTCTTTCACTGTAGCCGGCTTTAATAGCCGCTCTAGTGGCATTATAATCAATGCAATACTCGTTACAGAATATTTCCTGTCTTGCTGTTAGTTTCATTTTCCTTTATAATTTCAAATTGGATGTAAATCGTACGTTTCTGCGTTCTTAGCGATTATTTTTGTCGCACCGGTACAAATGGCTTTTGAGTATGTGTTTACTATCACACGGGCGTTTTCTGTGCGCTCTACTTGCACATTTGAGTTATCCAGTGCATCCACTACTACAAAAGCGTTTCCAGAAGCCTTAATGATAAGTTTCGAATCGTGTTTTACATAGATCCGGCTGACCGAATAGTCCGTTAATTCAACATTGCAATCGCATTTACCAAGAAGAACCAGTTTCTCTGGATTTTTGAAAATTCTTTGATAATCCACAAATACCATTTCTGATATCAGTGTATTTCCGGATCGTTTTAAATATTCGTTTCCCGGGAAATTTTTGGCTAAACAAAAATCTATATTGGAAAAATAGCAATTCACTAAATCCTGTTCGGTTTTGGCTTTGTTTAGCTGGGATAAACCATTTTGGCACCCGCCTACTATCTTGGCCTGTTCGGCTAAATATATTGTGTCTTTCATATTGTTACCCCCTGCTCCTGGTTCCTTTAGTGTTATTATTTATGTCTTTTAGAACATCAATTAATCCATTTGTATTATCTGCAGTTCTTCCTGCATTATCAGCTGTCAGCTTGGTATTGAGCGCTATTTGTCTAGTATTTTCCATAATTACCCCAACCGAAGCGCTTATATCAACCGTTTTGGCTTGATCCACTTTATTGCCATACAAAAGCCATTCTTTGATGGAACGAATATCGAGCGAAGTCATCGTCCAAAGTCCAACAAGCTGTGAAGCTGTTGCCTCGGTAGTAGCTGCCGTAAGTTGTCCGGTTACGCCTGATTTTTTGGAGTCATTAAGACCCAGATCGGCGAATGCCTGTTGATCTCTTGCAGCAATAGCATCATTCTCTTTCTGCTTAAGTGCAACAGCTGCTTTTTCATCGGCCGTAAGTATTCCATCGGCCATGGCATCCGACACCATATTCATCAATTCAGTAACACCTGGCTGTAGATCATTTTTTAGTTTTTCTATAAGTGCGGTTTTAAACAGATTACTTACAAAATCGACTGATGCTTTTGCTGAATCATTCCCACTACTCCATACATCGGCATAGGCATTGGCTAGTGAATCAATAGCCGACATTACATCAGTTCCAGTTATAGCTTCAATGTAAGTATCTTTTAGCTCCTCAATCTTTTTCTTGTTGGCATCAATAGCATCCTGATAGTTCGTCAGGGCTCCGTTATCTACCTTTTTCTTTGATTTCTCATCTGCAATTTGCTTTGTAATTGCTTCGTTTTGATCTTTCAAATTTTGCATTTCGGCAGTTACCAATTGAGCCTTTGCAGTAGAAAATGCTTTGCTTACTGAATCCTCTAAATCATCATACGATTTCTTCAGTGAATCGATAAGCCCCTGTTGTTTCTTAATCTCCTTTTCAGCTGCCTTTGTTTTAGAGTCGAAAAGTTTAAATCCATTTACAAGCATATCAACAGAACCCTGAATGATTTGCATCGGATTGCCCGAAGCAATACCCATGGCAAGGTTAGCAGCTCCGCCAACCATGCCCATCACCTGATCAGCCGTTTTTTTCTGATCGTCGGTAAGCATACCTAAATCACTCAACCCGCCAACTACAGAACCTAATATAGATTGAACTCCCTGGAGAGCAGCACCGGCAGCAACAGCCATCGAAGATGTTGCTTTGGCCGATTCACTCTCCAAATTAGCTAACTGAACCTTTGCTGCCTCAGGAGTTAATCCTTTCCCATCAAAAGATTTTAAAGCGTTACCGGCTTTTGTGTTACCCGAAATAGCATTACCAAGTTGGGAAAATGGATTATTTTGGTTTTTATTTCCGGCAACAGTCGTTTGAGCTGAATTAATATCAGCAAGCATTTTCTTTGCAGTTTCAGAAGACAGTTTTCCGGCAGCTTCTTCGGCTACTATCCTGGCCTTGATATCAGCAATAAGTTTTTCTGTAGTTTCTTTCGAAGCTTGTAGTTTATCGTTGGTAGCAGCTTTGTAAAGGTCAGTTTCTTGAATTTTAGCGGCTGTAAGTTCGCTTATTTTTTTGTCGCGTTCCATCGTAGCAATCCCGGCAGCAGCTAGTTCTCCGCTCTGCACTAGTTTTACAATATCTTCGTTGTAGCTAGTCTCAACCTTTACACGTTCATCGGCATACTGCAAAGCGATTTTAGCCATTTCCTCACCCCATAATCTTGTGGCTTCGGCTTTCTTTTCTCCATAGGCATTTACTACATCAAGTTCGGCAGCGCCTAGTTTTTTCCCAAGTGCTGGATCAATGGTATTAATCGAGGCCTGAATACTTCCTGAATCAGTAGAAAGGGCTTTAAAATTCTTATCCCCACGGTGCGCTTTGTTGTACGCATCGATAATGGAAACCTCTTTATCAGTGACTTTTTGAACCTCTTCGTTTTTTTCAAGCTCAATTTGTGCAAGCCGTGTTTGAAGATTATCTTCTGAGTTTTTAAGCAGAAGATTGGCCGTTTGGTTTTGTAAATCCAACAACAATCCTTGTAAGTCTTGTTTAGCATTATACTCTCCATCTCCCTCTTTCTGTGCTTGTTTTTCGGCAGCCATGCGTGCTTTCTTCTCAGCGGCTAAACGGGCTTTGAGTTGAGCGGGAGTTTCAGAAACAGGAGCTTTGTCTTTCACTGCTGTTTGAGTAGTGGCAGATCCAAATTTTACTTCAGCATCTTTCACTATCTCTTCTTTAATTTGTTTTGCCTGTTTTGCCTTCTTAAGTAGATTCTTAAGTTCATTATCCACATAGGTAGTAGTTCCACCAAACTGTCCATTTGATTGATAACCTGTTTCGTCGAAGAGTTTTAGAAATGACTCTTTGACTGATCCACCATTTTGAACCACGCTTTTTATTTGCGCAAATAAGTCAATTGATTGTTTACTGTCCTTCCCAAATTTATCATCAAGGAGCTTTTTTACTTTGTCGTTTATCTTACCTTCAGTCTGGGCTAATTGATCGCTGGCATCATTTGTAGCCGTAGACATTGCGCGAGCTCTTCCGCTCTTCTCAATTTCCTCGGTAATGGTTCGCTGAGCAAGTGCAACGTTATTCAATGCCGTTTTTTCATCACCCAATCCTTTCAGATATTGGCCGTATTGCGACATAATAGCATCCTTGGCACTCTTGTACTCCTCAGTGCCTTTTTTAGCCGCTTTGAGCCTCGCAAATAGCGTATCGACCTGTATTCTTTCTCCACGGATAGAAGTTTCTGTATTTTGAGCAGTTTCGTTTAGTTTTTCGTGGGCTCTTTGCGCTTCTGTTGTACGAGTGGCTAAATAATAAATTCCTCCGGCCAATGCAGCTATAGCAACTGCAGCAGCAACGTATGGATTAGTAAGCATTGTTTTGTTGAGTAAACTTTGAGCAGCTGTGCGAACTTCCAATGCTGATATTTCGGCAATTTCGGAGGCAGTAAGCGTTACGTTTGCAGCAATAAGACCACCATTAGCAGCAGAGGCCAGCGCTTTGTTGGCAATACTTACCTGTTCAGCTACATTAGCAATGATAAGCCCGGCTCTGTACGCTCCGTAGGTTCCAACTAGCCCAATAATTACTTTGCCTACTGTTTCGTAGTTCTCAATTAGCATCGAACCCAAACCTACAGCATCGTAAAGCACCCCTTTGTTAGCTGTACCCATTTCGTTGTACATGGCAGCCAACTTATCTTCAAGGTTAGAAATTTGACCTGTGAGGCTTTCTGAAATCTTGGCATTCGCTCCGGTAATTCCTTGAAGATCGCCAAGTGAAAGGATATACTTTTGAATAGCTGAATTGGTATTATCAACTGTAGTTTGTTGCTCTTTAAACGAGAATGTAACTTTATCGCCATTGGCTGAGGCTTTGATACCAAACTCTTTCAGTCGTTCAAACTGTCCGGTTTGTGCGTCGAGAAGTGCTTCAGCCAGTTGGTCGAATGATTTACCGGTGGAGCTGGCAAGGTCGCCGAGCTTTACAAGTTCTTCACGTGTGGGAACAAAGCCCTGGTTAGCCATTTTTATAAAAGCAGCTGTAACCTCATCCAATTGGAATGGAGTTGTAGCAGCAAACTGAGCAATCATGTCAAGTGCATCGTTTCCGGCATCGTTTCCAAGTGTATTGCGAAGGACTATTCCGAACTTTTCAAACTTGGCTGTAGTGTCAAGAATATCCTTGCCTAACATACCAAGCGCAGCAGTACCACCAATAGCACCAATAGCAGTACCTACGCCGTCCATGCTACTTTTCATTTTTTCTCCGTTCGTGACTACTTCAGCGCTTAATCCATTGATTATATTTGAGGCTTCCTTTGCATCTTTTCGTAGCCCGGAATTATCTATTCCTGTGGCCATATACAATGCACCGTCTTGATTCATTACTCCCATAATTGCATATTTATTTTTTGTTTGATATTGCTTTTATTGCTTTTTTCAACCACTGTTCAGTTTGAATACTTGCACCGGTGATAACGTCAAGCCCTTTTATGGCCTCCACTGCTAAAGCATAGTTCATACCAGCAACTCCAATCAGGACCATTCCAGTAGTGTATGATGTTGAAATTTTCTTTGCAAGTTCGTAGCCAGCATCTACTCCCTTATCACCTTCAGAACCTTCGCCTGCCTTCTGAAAAGCATATTCCAAGATAGTCCCATCTGATACAATTACATATCCGATAGAGCTTCTTAGGTTTCCGGTACGGTCTTTATAGCTCCCTTCTTCCCGAGCTATTTTTACGAACTGCTCTCCGGCTGCTTGTAGTAGCATTAGCATCTTTTTTTTGAATATGGCAATTAAACGATCTTCGTTTACGCTACTTCCGGAAAATAATGGTTTCAACATTGATAATGATTTAAATAATAATTATTCGTAAGTAACCGGGACGGGCATCACGTCATCGTTTTCATCAAAATCGAAGAATTCAAGGACATCGTTGGAATTAATCTCATTTTTGAATTCTTGTAGAGCTTTTACCGCTTTCTCATGCAATAGTCTCTTTTTTATTCCGTTCTCGGTGGATACGTATTGACTGTAACTCTCTTTTAGCTCTTCTTTTGATTGAGCTGAAAACACGATATTTCCATTCTCAGAAATAGAAAGGTAATGTAGTAAACTTTGTGCGCCGCCATACTGGCATTTTTCCATCAATATATCAGCAGCTTTTCTGAGTTTCTGGACTGCCACAATTGCACGATTTACGGCATCAGGCTGCGTGAATTGGTGTTGGACTTCTTCTTTCGTTTTATTTATTAATTCACGCTCAATTTCGCTACATGATTTATTGAGAATGTCATGCAAATAATTGTCTGAAATTTCGCCTATACCTAACCTCTCAAATGCTTTTTGTATAGCCGGGCAATATGGCAAAATTCTCTTATCAAGATCGTGTAAATCTCGGTTTATTTGGATTTTGTCTTCGAAAATCAAAATCGGTTTTATTCCGTTGGTAGTTCCCATAAATATCAGTTATTAAAAGGTTTGTTATTAGTCAATTTCCAAATCAACAACATTGTTGTTATGATAGTCATCGCCATTCATTAAGCGAGCGTAGTCTGCAACATCATAGTCCTCAATGTCTTTTTCTTCTCTAGGCTCAATACGTTTAACGTTGTCTTTTAAGCCCAAATCTACTGTTCCTACATTCTTTTCATTTTTCATTTTCCTTTTTATTTTAATATATAATCGGCTATTTTAAAGCCTTAATAATTAGTAAGATTTCGTTAAATTGTACTGAGATACTAGAGATTTCACTCTGAACTTAACATTTTTTTTGGCTTTTGGACATTCTCGGATTTTCCCTTCTTGAAATAAGATTGTTGACAACACACATTTAACAACGCTATAGCTATCATATAACTTTTTAAGTCTACAACCTTCAATTTTTATTTCTGAAAATGGAATTCCAAATGTAAAGGCAAAAGTGAATACCTCTTTTTCTAATTTAGAAAGATCAAGCCGGTCAATAATTCTGGATATGTCTTTGAAATTTTCAAGATATTCCGAAGCTTTGTCTGTTTGTTCATCACGGCAATCCTCTATCTCGATTCGTGAGTAATCAACATTAATATCTATAGGCATCTTGTTGATGTGATTTTTGTTTCGATATGGGGCGGTGTCTGATTGCGCATTCATTTTGACCATATTCAAAACATAGAAATCTAACTCACAATATTGACCTTTTTTTCGATGAAGTAACTCAAGTAGCTTATTCTCATCTTTATTTAAAAGTGATATCATTACCTCATTCAGAACGTCAACTGCCTGCTCAGTCAACCCAGCGTTGTTTGTATGATAGGTTGAATAGTCAAGCCACCTATCATAGCGTTTCTTGATGTATTTTTCAATTTCGATATTCATGTATCTGTATTTTTGAATTTATCTTCTCAAACTGTCTCCTTTGAATTCAATTCTTTTCGTAGTTGATATGATTCTCTCCATAGTCCTGGTCCCATATCTCTGTTCTATCTCCCGGCCACTAAGGTTTGTTGATATTATTATTAATTTAGATTTTCGTTCAACTGCATCCATAATTTCAGCGAGCGCAAGCCGTTTATTTCCGAATTTGTTCAGTATATCTTCCGTTCCAATATCGTCAAGCGATATGAGTTTTTTCTCCAGTACATCGTCAAGCACGATATTCATTTCTTGTGCTGTTTTTATACAGATAACCTTATTCTTATACGCAAATAGAATTGATGGTATGACGTATCTAGATATCATTGACTTTCCGCGACCACAGTCCCCGTAGAGTAATAGTCCGCGTCCATCGTTATCCTCAATCCATTTTACAACCTCTTCGTATTCCGGAAACCACACAAGCTCCTTATTTTCCTTTGACAGGAAGTGTCTGAAGCTATTTTCGAATATTGCCCTTGCATTTGGGATTTTGATGTATATTTTTTCTTCAGGTACGGGTAAACCGTAATTTTTCATTT